AGCCTCTTCATTCTCTGTAAAGTTATCTAGCTGATTCTTTTCTATGTCGCAATTAGTTGCCATTTATCCCCCACATGTCCTTAATGCTGATTTAGCAAGCCATGTATACTCTTTTCCACTACTAATAACCTTTTTTAGTGTGTTTTCATGTCTCGAATTTAAATAAAAATTATAATCTTTAAAATATATTTCTATAATAGACGGGTCCAGTAAGCTTATTTCACTAAGACTTTTACTTACAGGAGGAAATATTCTAGGCTGTTTAGTACCTTTCTTTATAGCATTTGCTTCTAAACTATCTGATAATCTTAAGTATCCCTGTAAGAAAGAAAGTGTAGCGGATACTCTAGCTAATTTAGACATAGATTTAAATTCCTTATCTGATTCCATCTTCCATACTATAAAATCTTCATTTCTATCTACAGTCTGAGGACCTGATGCTTTTAAATCTTTTAACATTTTGTAGAATTTAGTACCCATCCTCTTAGTATAATTTATACCTTTTTGTATCTCAGCTTTTGTAAATTCCTTTGCATCTTTTCCATCCCATGTTCCATTCTCTAAATCTATATCTCTAGCTTGCTGCCATATACTATCTAGATTGTCTTTTAGTCTATTAAACGCATGTTTATGTGCATTTTTATGTGCATTGCCATGTAGTATATAAGGGCTTCCATTAAACCCTATCATATTTAAATCTTTAGAAAGTTTTTGCCATACTCTGTAAGGAGAAACTGCTATTATTTCATAAGGAGTAAGCTGTCTATTTTTTATATCAACTTTAAAAATAACCTTACCTCCGTCAATAAAATTAAAGCTAGTTTTATCTAATGCAGCATCGTATATCTCTTTACTTTTTTCAATTGTATCTGATAATCTATACTTACCATCCAAGTAATTATAACCTCTTTTTATACTTAATACAGTTTTGTAATGATTAATTATTTCAGTCATAAACTTCCATGCACCACTATCAATAGGGCCATCAAACAATTCTTTAAATAAACCCTGTTGTCCTGTCTCATCATAACCCCATTCATATAGTAATCCAAATTCATTATTATCAACTGCAGCTTGAAGCCATATTCTTAAATACTCTTCTACTGTGCCTTCCCATCCATTAACCTTATCGTCATATATAGCTCTATTACCAAACTTAATTTTATCTGTAGGTTTTTTTAATGTAATTTTTTTACCATTCCATTCAAAGCCATTGAAAGTTTTATACATCATACCATATATAGCTGTCACATTAGCTATCTCTGCTATAGCAGTTGAGCCTGCTATAAGAGATGTAATAGTATGTAATCTAGATTTAGTAGAAGTAATTTTCTTAATATCTTTAGTTCCAAATCTATTTAAGTCTAATGACTTATATTCAATATCTTTCATAGAATCTTTGTAAATTTCAGTTGTTTCTTTATCAAGAAATTCTATATGAACTTCATCTCCATCGCCATCACCTTCTAATTTAACTTTCACATCTAAAGGATTCAAGTCTGCTAAAGAACGTCTTCCATGTAATCTTTTAACTCTAGCCATATAAGCACCACCTTTATAAGCTACAGGAGACCTAGTCACCATAACATATACAGGGTTATCCTTCAACCATTCATTTATTTCCCACATTTTTAGTTCATTAATAGGTTTATCCTTAGCTTTAGCTACTAATTTTTTTACAGGTTCAGAGTTTTGAATACCTAAAGCAACCTCACTCTCAGAATCTTTACCATCTAAAGAGCTGGTTAATGAACCAGTCATGTCCATGGATATATCATATATAGAGCCAGGAGATTTAGATAAATTTAAAGCAGGTAACATAACTTGAGTTTGTATTAAGACATCAAGAACTGATTCTAACGATGGATGCATCCCTGCTCCAAGCTTAGCAAGCTCTAATGCTGCTAATGCAAAACCTTCGTTCTCTTTACCTGAATATTTTTTCATAAAAGCTTTTATTTTATCAGGAGATACCATGTCTGCTATAAGACCTTCAGTAAAACTCTTCTTGTCTACTGCTTTAGTTAATGCATCCGTTACACCATTGCCTAATATTTCTCCATATTTTCTAATAAATTGTTTTAAAACTTCAGGGTCTTGAACATAATTATACCATTGCATTATATGCTTAACAGTACTTTTACTTTCTTCATCATATTTTATTACACCTAAAGACTCTCCACTTACCTCTATACTGTTTCCACCTTTAAAGTAATCTCCTACTTTAACTTCATCATCAGTAACCAGCATGTCTATCTTGTTCAGCTCTCCCTCTCCTGCGACTTGTTCTCGAAAATCTCCCTGGTAAATGCTTCTATGAGAATCTACAGAATATATTATTTCCTTAGTGTGTTTATTTCTTATTACAAAATTTCTAGTAGGCAAAACATGTTCGTGTTTAATAGCTAATGCATTATCTCCATCAACTGCATATATAACAGATTTTAATTTAGCTGTAGTGAGGCGTAATCCGTGGTGTTCGTGAACCGCATCAAAGAATTCTTGAGATGTAATTGAATTACCATCGCCTATATAATGTGCTTTGCCATCAATCATTACAATTGGAGAAAACCAATCGTGTCCATCTATAACAGCTCCATCTCCGTCTGCTTCTGCTATAACTCCAAACTCAACTTCATTAGGGTCAAATCTGTGTATTTTTATTTTACTCATAGTATCACTTATAGTAACAGGTGTAAATGGAATTTTTAATCTTTTAAATACATTGCTAGCCCCTTTAACATCTAATAAATATCTAGGGAATACTTTTTTGATAGCTTGATGTACAGATATATTTGCAGCTCTATCTTCGTCTGTTCCTGCTAATAGCTCTGGTAATTCTTTCTCGAGTACATCTAATTCGTTTTGATTTCTTGCAATATTTTTAAATTCTCTATTCCAGTAAGCTAACGCATTACCTCTCTCTGCGTGAGCTTTATTTTTTAATTCATTTTTACTATTTTTAAACCTAACTAAAGCAAGTTTACTTGAATCTCCTCTTGAAAAAGCTATAGTATAACCCATTTTTCTTACATATTGTTCTAATCTTTGAAGCTCTTCTCCTTTTAAGAAGCCATATTTTTCAACCTTCTTAAATGTAGGTGTTGGCTTAGGTCCTTTACTGTGCTTAAGGCCTGCAAACTTTTTATCTAATACATCTCCACCAGATATCCAAGTAAATTCACCTTTAGTCACCAGCCTTTCAAATAAAGTTTCTTTTTCAAACTCATTATTTTTATTACCTGTAGCATCATTTATTGCACCTTTTCTTTTTACTGTTAAGTCTTTAAGGTACCATGTTCCATCTTTTCTTTTCTGGCTAGTTGTAATTACTACAAAGTTTTCTCTTTGATTTGTACTTCCTGCACCATCCCTATTAGTTCTGACCATAGATTTAACTCTATTATAATATTTATGCAGCTCTCTATCTTGTTTAGGCGTTATGTTTGTATTCATATTTAATTCAAATTTTAATACAAAGTTCTTCCAAGCTTCATATCCTGGAGTTCTTTTTTTATGGTTAGCAAGTAAAGCTAATCTTCCTAGTTGCTCTATGGTAATTGATTTATTTAAAGATTTAAAATAAAGCAAGTCGTTTAATGAAAGTATTCTTTCGTCAGTAACACCTTTGTCAAGCATTTGTTTTACAGCAGAGCCTTCTGCCCAATCTTCATAATCTCTTAATAATTCTTCTTGAGGAAGCTTATCTATAAACTTATAGCTCTCCTTACCTATAGCTCTTACCCTAGAAGGTGCATCCATACTATCTTTAAATCTAGATTCCCACCACTCTTCAAATGCTGGTACTAGATTCTCATGTATGACACCATTCATTAGTTGCTTATAATCGTATATATCTACCTTATCTTTACCAGTAATTCTCTGCATGTTTCTCCAAGTAGTATCAAAGAAATCTTTTATAATTCTATACTGCTCACTCCTAACATCTAGCTCATCTAATGGTATTAAGTCAGCTAATACTTGAGATGTTTTTCTTTCTAACCCCTCTATAGATGTAGGATTGTCTTTAGCTTGTTGTTTTTTCTTGGACAGCCTTCTAAACTTAAGAGGTATTAATTTCTTTTCATCTTTAATTTCCACTTTCCATAAAGGAACATTAGATTCTTCTGGATAAGATAGCTTAATTTCAACTCCATACTCAGCACTTTTATTAATCTTTTTCATATCATTATAAAAAGCACCAGGAGAGACAGGTAAAATTCTCGGAAAGAACTTGTTGTCTTTGACATACTTTATTAGAAGCATAATTTCAGAGTCTGTATCTATACCTTGCTCTTGTTTATAAGTTACCAATGATGGGTCTCCAACATCTTCAGCAAATAAAGCTAATTCTATTTCTTTTAAAAACATTTCATTTATAATAGTTTGTTGTTCTTTTTTAGATTTATTAAAAAAATCAAGATAATTATCAAACCTATTATCCCTCATCAATACTCCCATTAAGTTGTTGTTCATGAGATTTATAGCTGTTCGTGCTGAATAACTCAATCTACTTTTCATATAATCACTTACGTTATCTTCATCACTTACACCTCTTATTTGAATTTCAAAACCACTTGGTACAGGTGATTTAAATTTGTTTATAGATAATTGAAATTTAAAATCTGCATCTTCTACCTTATTAAGTAAGTAGTCTAGAACTCCTTCATAAATTAACTGATGATTTTTAAGAGTTGGTGCTTTATCTCCAATATTTTCAGCCTTAAAATATCTATATCCATAATGTGAACTTCTATCAGCTCTTCTATCTGCTATATCTTTAACAAACATTTCAAAATCTTCATAAGATAACCATGCTAATTCTTTGTTTTTACTTAACTCATCATATATAGGTTGCACATAAGGAGCTATTAGGTTTAAACCAGCTTCTCCTCTTAGCATTTCTGAAAGCCTTCTCCACTGAGCTTCTTCTAGACTGTTATAAACTGGAGCAGCTACATCATTTTTTTCGATAGAAGTTATAGCAGTACCAGTATTTAAATAAATATCTTGATTTGGAAAAGAAGAATGAGAATGTTTAATACCATGCATTATTAATTTCTGAAACCAATTCTTACCTACTACAGTTAATTCATTTAATGCATTTTTATAAGAAGGATGTTTTGCCACTATGTCTGCTTCATCAATACTAAAAGTTTCATCTGTCATTACTAAATCAAATAATGAAATTCTAGATGTAGTAAGTCTAAATGTTTCATTAACATAATATTTAACCATTTTCTCTACGATATTTCGATAATTAGAATAAGCAGCTTTATCTCCAAGTGCTTCCTTACCACTTCCTGTTATTGATTTTATTATTAATTTTAGCTTACCTAACTCTGCTCTATCTTTATTATAATCGGAATAATAATTATTTACCTTAGCTTTAAATCCAGCAATTTTTTTATGAGTATTCCATTTCCAGTTTGAAGGATGAAAGCTCATATCTATTATGTCACCTTCCATCATGCTAGGGTCGTCTGCCATATAATCCCTAATAGAACGAGTACCTTTTAAAAACTTACCATTTTTCCCTATATAATAATGGGGATTTAACATTGGACTATATGTTAAAAGTTTCGAAAAAGCATTCTGTATTTCATGCCCTTGATATACCATATGAGGTACATCTGCATAAACCTCTTGTTCATTAATTACTGAAGTTACATACTTATATACAGAGTTTTCTTTGTTAGGAAAATCATTTAAAAATTTATTATCTTTAAAAACTTTACGAATAGGAGGAACATACCAAACACCGCTAGAATCTTTTTTAGGACTTTCCTCTGTGAAAAATTCATAAACTTCTAATAAGTCAAGTCTTTCTTGTGAAGACTTCATAGCATCACCATAATTAGTCATTATAGATAAGAAATGTCTTGCCATTTTATAGCTAGGAAAATCATAATATTTTTTATTTTCCAAGTTCTTTTCGTAATGTCCTAAGGTTGACCTAGCAGCATCAAGTTCTTTATATAAAACTGTATTTGGCCTCTTATCTAGACTGTAATCAAATTCCATGTTTTCTGCAAAATTAATTATCAAATCATCTAACAATTCTATAACATCATTATGACTTATCTTTAATTTTAGATGACCTGCTTCAAGATGAAGCTTATTTATTTTCTCAATTTTTTTTGCTATTTGTAAAAGTAAATGGCTAACATAATTTCCTGAGTGAACTGTTCTCATTAAACTTTCAGTCATTACACCTGACTGTGTAAATGAAACATTATTTTCTCCTAATAAATCTATAAGTTTTTGATTGTTTATTTTTATAGTAAAATGAACTTTATTTTCGCCTGAGCCTAGACCACTAATTAAATTTTTATCTCTAGAATGATGCTTTTCGTTACGTATATTTTCTGCTATAAAACCTTTCTCTAATCCTTTGTACCATTCAGTTATAATTTGATGAGGCCCTTCATATGCCTTTTCAATATATTCTTTAGTACCTGAATGTTTTTGTTTTATTCTTTTAATAGCAGCAATAGTTTCAGGAATAACATCAGATTGAAATTCATGCAGTATAACTTTTCCATCTTGCTCCTGATACACTGTATACCATCCTAAAGGGCTTCCGCCTGCTCCTGCTTTTAATTCTGGAAAGCTATGTCCAGCACCATATATTCTATTGCCTAAAAACAAAACTCTAAATATATTATCTGATGTTGATAAGTTTTTATTTAGTTGGTCATAACTCAAACTTGTAGAGTATTTAGTACTTGTAACTGTTTTTAAATTCAAATCTTTTTCATTATACGCTATGTATTCAGATATTATATCAGAACCTTTTATTGATAATTCTTTTCCATTATTTTTTTTATAATCAGTTAGAAACTCCTCTGTCCATCCTTGAGCAATTTTAAATTTCTTAATATTAAGTTTTTCATCTTTAGTTAAACCTGGTCTTTTTTCTAAACCTCTTATTTGAATGCTTTCATTTTGTCTATTTATTAAATCAGTTTCTATTAGTTTATATCTAAACTCTAATTCACCAGAAAACTCTAAATAAAAATCACTTAACTTATCTATTTCTTTATCTATATTAGGCATTGGAAATGTAGGTGGAAGACTGTTTTTTATACTTTGTTTTAGGTCAGCTAAATACTCAGCCTTTTTTGACAGCTTTTTATTACCCGTTATACCTAAAGCTTTCTTAGCTTGCTTTTCTATCGCCTTACCTTTGTAAGCACTTTTTTTAATTTTATATCTCTTCTGTAAATATTTCTTTAATTTAGCAGTAACATTAGATTCTGTAAATTGTGGTAGTAATAAAGTTATCTCCTCCACCATTTCTTTTACTTCATTATTAAACTCGTTTTCCACAACAGCTTCTACCAAACTATCGACTTCTTCCATAACAACAGAATTTACACTATCATTCTCCATAGTTTCGTCAGCCATTTCAAGCAACTCAGTATGAAAAGAGAAATCACTTATATCTATTTTATATTTACCTTCATTGTTTATTATGAAATCAACCACTTCTCTTAACTTAGTAGAAGGCGTTAATAAAGAAAAGACATCATCTCTCTTTTTAATACCTAACTTATCCATCACATAATTAAAGAATCTTTTTAATGTGTTCCAGAATTTCTTAATAGGACCTTCAGAATTTTCTAACTGTTGATAACTTTTACCAGCTAAAGTATCTATAGCATGAGCTATAATTTCCTCGTTTACACCTTGCTCATTAAGCTTACCTCTCTCTATGTCCTGACTATAATCAGATAATATTTGCTCTCTTAGATATGGAAACTGTTGCTCAGCTTGCTTTAATAAACTGTTAAATAATTTAGGGCTATCTTTAGCTAATATAGATATGAAGGGGTGAGAGAATTCATGAAATGGAGTATCAACATCTAGATTGTCTGCAAGAAAGTTTAAGTATAAAGTATCAGTATTAGAATCATACCAGCCAGGAGTTTCATCTACTTCATGCATGTCTATATATTTCAGTACATTATCTAGTTCAGTTAGACTAACTACCTTAATTTTATTATTAAAGGTTTTCATAAGTCTATTCACAACATGCTCTACTCTATTTAATTTTTTTACATTACTATCCTTATCCATAAAGCCAGAACGTTTTTGTTTTTTAATAGGAGATAATCTCCAAATATTCCTATTAGTATCAGGTGCAGTATATTCAAGAATACCTTCGGCTTCCATAGACTGCAGTCTTCTAATTACTTGTTGAGTTATTTTATGTCTAAGTTTTTTAGATTGAGAGGTAGCATTCTTGCCTCTACTATTAGGGACTAATTCATCTAGTATCTCAGATATATGAAACTCAGTACCTTCAGGACGTTCAGACATTTTATTTAAAACATGTTGAACAAATCCTTCCTTTTTTGCATCAGGGCTTACAAGCTTAGATTCTTTCTTAGATATTGTTGGTTTCCATTCCCTTATCTCTTTCTCAGTTTTAGTGCCCTTCTGCATAGTACGCTTACCAACACTAACAATTTGCTTTTTCAAAGGTTTCTTTTTTCTATCCTCTACCTCTTTTTCGACTAATTCTAGCCTTTTTTCGTGGATTTTTCTAAATGCAGACCCCTCCTCGTGTTTAGATATTTCCTTCTTAATTGATGATATTTTAGCCTTTAATTCATCATCAGTAAGTTCAGAGGTTTCTTTTGCTTTTCCTTTAGGTGCTTCAGGTGGAGCATCAAATATATTCATTTGAGGTTCTTCATCACTCTTTTTAGTCTTTTTAGTTTTCTTAGTAGGACCTACACTTACAGGAGGACCTTCCTCTGTTGGCGGACCCTGTTCTGTTGGAGGGCCTTGTTCAGTAGGAGGCCCTTGTTCTTCCGTAGGAATACCTGTTTCTTCTGACACAGGGACTGAAGTATCAGGAGGTCCTTCGGGTTTTTCGTCTCTTTGTTTTAAAGCTTCTTCTAATTCTTTTCTTTTTTCTTTAAAATCAGGTATGTTTAATGCACCTGCATCTTCATCAGGTCCAAATGTATCATCAAACATTTCTAATATATCTTCAGGTTTGTGACCTCTGTCTTCAGCAATCACATTATCTATATCTTTTGAAACCTCTTCTATAATAACATCAGGATTTGAAAGAACGCCTCTATCTAAAGCTTCACTGTAGGATTCTTTTTTGGTTTCATCTTTGTCAGTTTCTTCTTGTACAGTATCAGTCTCTCCCATGAACGCTGCAATAGTCATGCTAGTATCAACCTTTGATTGTTCCTCTACTCTCTTAACAAATTTTTCAAGTTGGTCTCTTTTCTTTTGTACCTTTTCTTCTTCATACTGTTTTATAACAGGGACATCTTCTGCAGACTTTTCATCAAATCCATATTGGTCAAAATCTCTTTCAATTACATCCATGGATTTTTTTATTTTTCTTAATTCACGTCTTGTTTTGTAATTATTCTTTTTGAATTTCTTTTCATCAGTAAATAAAACTTCCCCTTCAGCATCTTTAACCTGGATAGAAAATGTCTTATCATCATTCTCTACTATTTCAGGCTTACCTCCTATAGTAGCCCTGAAATCCCAAGCTTTTTTCATTCTTTCTTTTATATCTTGCTCTGCTTGATAAAGACGCTTAGCTTCCACAGCTTCATTCCAAGTACTAAATGTTGTTTCTATTCCTTGACCTTTAGAATCTACAGGTAAGTCAATAGATTCAATAGTCATTTTCTTATCATCTTCTTTTTTAGTACTTTTAAAAAGCCTCATTTCTACAGTACCATCATCATTCTTTTCTAATACTATTTCCTCACCTTCTCTCTTAAGTAAGCTCCTTTTTGCACGCAAGTTCTCTAACCTAGCTGAAAGACCAGTAACCTCTCCTCCGCCAGCTATTAAAGTTTGAGGACCAGAACCTATAAAACCACCAATAGCTTCGTCTCTTATTTGTTTCCAGCCACCATGTTCAAAATCTTGAGGTCTATTAGGAACGCTCTCTAAACCACCCCCTAATGCTTGTACTATGTAGCCACCCTCTGTATCTTGTGTAGCTGCAGTAACTGATTGTAAAAATCCTTGAGTAACTTCTTCTAAACTTTCACCACCCATCTCTAATAGTCTGTCAAACCCAGAAGACAACATCCATGCTTTAGTTCTGTTTTTAACATTAGTTCTTGGAATATATCTTGCTTGCTTAGCAAACGCTCTACTTATTTTATCAAAATAATTAAACTTATTTAACTTTTCAAATGCTTTTTGACTACGAGGAAATGCTTTTAATATACGAGTAAGTTGACTAAAATTCTCAACTATAGAAGATGCACCTGCATACATATATGCTCCTCCCGCTACAGCTTCTAATGCTTCTTCATCTGTGAGTCCATATCTTATTATTCTATTATCTTCAGTAAAGTGAAAATTATTATCTTGATACATCTTCATATAACTATCAAGGTTCATAGTCATATTTAATTGTTCATCAAATATATTGCCAGTCCCTGATTTGTCAGCCTTTTTAATTTTATCTGCATAAAATTCTCTAGCTCTTGACATATCTTCTTGAAGTTCTTTTTGGTCTATTTCTTCTGATTGAGTTAATGCATCCCATTGTTCATATAAATAAGAGCCACCCTCTAGTAATCCTGATGTTACACCAGCACCAACACCGTAACCAATAATGTATGATGTAGGTACGGTAACAAGTTCTTCTGGAGTTGCAGCTTGAGGACCTAATTGACCAGCAACACCAGCAATACCAGCGGCTATAGCACCGCCTGTTTTACCACCAACCCATGCTGCTGCTAGTGACGGAGCGATTGTTTCATATAGATTAGCTAAGTATTTAAAATACTGACCTTCTTCTATAAATCCATCTCTTTGAATCCATTCTTGTATAGCACGAGCTTTAGGGTCATTAGCTATAATTTCATCAGTTTTTCTTCTTGTTTCTCTTAGTATTTCTAAAGCTTTGCTTGTGGCGTATGTTTGGTCTGCTTTATATCTTTCAAATTCAGCATCAACCATATCACGAGTCCAAGTAGGATTATTACTTAACATTAATGCTTTCATAGTTTGCTCTTTAACAGCATTAGCTTCACTCTCTCTTTGCAGCATAGATTTGTCGAACTCTGGGTTATTTCTAGCAATCTCTTGTCCTATTTCAGACTCAGTACCAAAAGTTAATGCAGCAAATGCAGGCATATGATGTGTAAACATTAATGCAGTTTGTGTTCTATATTGGTAATTACCTACGTCTCTGTATGTAGGGGTGTAAGGTTCTAAGTAATCAGGGTCTTCTAAACTTCTAGCTAAAGATAAAACTTTATCTGTATCTAATCCTTGGTAGGTATCTTGACCTTGTAATAACTCTGTAGATTTTATATATTGTGCAGCTTCTTCTCTAGTTCTATACGGGTCATTTTGTATAGAGTCTAAAGATTGCAGCAAAGCTTGTTTCTCTTCTTCTCTTTTACGCTTAGCTTCTTCTTCTTCTAATCTTTGTTTTTCTAACTCATCGTAATAGGTACTAGACAATTCTTCAGCCATTTATACCTCTTATTCTGTTAGATTATCTTTATCATATATCATTTTAAACGCTTTTATTAATGAGGCTAGATATCTTTCTTCATCTCCCTGAGCTGTGACCATATAGTTACCTAAATCAATTTTAGCCATATCTTCAGACTTCCATGATTCAGAAGAGCCAAATAATTTTTGATTCATATCTTCGTCAGGTATTACTGCATCATAAAGGTTTCTAATTATTTTATGTCTAGCATCTTTGTTAACACCTTCCATTGAATATATTTTTTCTTTTATAGAACCCACACCGCTATCCATATGAGTCATAGCAGATGCCCATTTATCTTCTCTTTTACTATCTCCCCAAAGCATTATACCTTCTATTTTTTCAGCTATATGGTCTAACAATTCTTCTCTATTTTCTTCACTAGCATAAAGCTTATCTGTACCCTTCATATATTTTAACTCACCTCTTCCTTTAGTAGGTTTTGAAAGTAAGTCTGCACTACCACCACCTAAATGAGTCTCTTGCATTTTTATATCAGCAAATATTAATTCCATTGCATCATTCCATGCAATATCTTCTGCATCTTTTTCTTTTTTATCTTTTGCTGCTGTATCGCTAATAATACTATCAACTCTTGCTTGGTCTAAATAACCATAGTCAACTCCACCTATATTTTGTTTTTTAGATAAGAAACCTTTAGCTAATTCATTTAATTCAAACATTTCACCACCAGTTTGTGTTCCAGGTTGCCAAGGTGTAATAGGACTTGTACGTACAGGAGCATCTAAGCCTAATTTAGCAAACATTTTAGGGTTTTTATTTACATGGTCTATTAAATCTTTATAATCGATAGCACCTTTTACATAACCAGCATCAACAACTTTGGCATATTCATCTGCTAATCCTATAACATTAGAGTAATCTTGTTTCATTTTTTCAATAGCAAGCCTTTGAACTTCTATTAGATTTCTATTATTAGAAAGTTGCTCATCATAATCTTGACTTAACTTATATCTAAATTGAAAATCCTCTCCCCATTCTACACCCAAATCATCAAGTATTTTTTTACCTTCTTCTGTTTGCCACTCTTCATCAAGGTTTGAATAATCAGAATAATTCATATCATATCTTTTAAAATTTGTTAATATATTTTTGATTTGAGTATTATTAGCTTTTATTTCATTTGTAAGATTGTTTTGGTAAAGTTGTCTATTAGCATTTTGTTCTGCTACATACATAGAATTCTTGAGTTTTCTATCAGCTAAATCTAAAGCCGCATTTTGTTTGGCTTCATTTTCCTCTATTTCTAACCCAGTTTTCCATAGGTCTGCACCTATGCCAATCATTTTAGCAAGAGCATTTAAATCACTCATTAATATCTCCTTAAGCTAATTCTTCTAAACCTTGAATCATCGCTAAAGCTTCATTCATAGCAGCGCTTTGAACATCTTCAGCGAATGTGGCAGTTTCTTCACCCATTTCGTAAAGTCTTTCAGCTTCTGGAGTACTCATCTCACCCCATGTATTTCCTGACCCGAATGCACCTCCACCATATCTATTTTGTCCAACGTAAGCTCCTAGTCCAGAACCTTGCAGAGATTGTCCGTATTGCTGATGGCCTTCTAAGATATCATAACCTAAGTTACCTAACTCTTGTGCTTCTGTTGCTAGTTCTCCAAACTTACCACCTATATCTTCTACCATACCGCCTCGCTCTACTTGTCTTGCCGCTATAGCCTCGTCTCTTCTTTCCTCAATGTCAGCCATATCTTCATGATAGTCTTTAACAATATCTTGTTCTTTCTTTTTAATCTGCAATAAATCCATAATTTCTTCTGATTCTGTCTTTTCTAACAACCCTGAAGCAGGACCACTATGAGCCATACCAGTAGTAGCTTGCTTAGCAGCAGCTTTTTCTAAAGCAGGAAGAGAGCTTTGCACAGCAGCTTTACGTTCCTCTTTTATGGATTTTAATTCTTCATCCTTAGCTATATCTGCATCTAATTCTTCAGTTTCGAAACCTTCTAATGCTGCTTCGTGTTCAGCCTTTGCTATATTTTCTTTTATAGCCATGGATTTTAAATCGGTAGCTAACTGACCTCTCTTAGGTATTACTGGAACATCATATCCCATTTCTTTTGTGATATTTCCTGCTTCTGTTAAAACAGGATTCAATGACTCCCATAATTGTTCTGCTTCTGGTATCTGTTCTAGAACATCAGTAACTGGCTTAAATTCTGTTTTTTGGGGATTAATCATAGCTTGTAACTGAGCTTGAGGAGCATAACCTCTTGAACTTCTATCTATTGCAAAACCTGGAAATTGACCTTCAGGACCTCCTATTATTTGTCTTATAGGAGCCTCTACTCTAGCTTGAACATAAGGTTGATACCATCCTTCATGCCAGTTTTTAGCTCTAGGTAAACTGCCAGTCAATGAATCCCTACGACCACCACCATATTTATATAAATGTAAATCTCCAGCATGTTTACCTGGTTTAATTGCATAATTAGGGTCCATAGGTATAGGTTGACCTTGGAAGTTCGAAGGCATACCAAAGCCACTCAATCCTCCTTCTACAGTTTGAGGCATTCTACCTCCTGGTTGGTCGAGTGCAAGTGATAAGGGGTTTGCATACGCTTGTGCGTGAGCATTCCTTCCACCACCTGGGCCAAACCATTCTTTTCCCCTTGCTTCTGCTATTGCTTTTCCCATTTAAATCTCCTTATAAATTTAATTCCATTTCGTATCTAACTAATTCAAAGCCATAATTATTTATCCAAAATTCTGGTTTTATTTTTGTAGACATATTTACTTTAGTGCATTTATTTACTTTTAAAAAATGCCAAAAATGTTTTAATAAAGTATCTCTAGAATGAGGACAATTTTTACCCCTATAAAAAGCCATTACTTCACAAACCGTATCATTGTCATAACCATTAAAATTTCTAACTCCTATTTTAAAGCAAACAAATCCACCTTTAAAAAACAAGGTTACATTATCAGGATTGTAAACTAACCAATTTAAAGTTTTACCTCCATCATTCCAAACTTTTTTATCAAAAATCTTAAAGTCTTTATCGTCAAGCACTGATGGTGGTTCCATACCATGCTTCCTAATAAAATCAGTAAAAATCATTTATTGTTTCTCCTAATTAATTTCTACCACCAATCAAGTAGTGAGCCTAAAACGCCTATCCCTCCAATTATAGGCATAGCCATTGCTAGACCAGGTGTTGCTCCTAATGCAGGAAAGGCTTGTGTCATGCCAGCTTGTAATCCTTGAAATGGATTTCCTAAACCTGCACTTAAAGGCTGAACAGGGTTTAGTCCTGGTAGAATTGAATCTATAGCAGGAGGCCTTACTCCTATCTTAGAACCTAATATATTATCCTTAGTTAACTGAACTCCACCAATAGGATTTTTTAGTTTAAATGCATCTCCCATATTCATACCACCTTTAAGAGAAAAAGGGTCTCTAAAAGTTGGGAGTGTTGGTTTGTTAAATCCAAATCCTGTACCTTTAAAAAAATCTGTTTTTGGAATTCTAACATTCCCTATATTAAAACCTTTAGAAGGATTATCCCAATTAGCAAATTTATTTATAGACTTATATAAATTAGGAGAATCAATTATTTCTTTAGTATTAAAACTTCCTTTTGCAATATTTCTTAAGTCAGGACTACTCACTCCATGGTCTGTCATATAATTAGTATATGCTTCTACAACATTAGTCTGATTATCTTCAGCTAACTTATTAAAAAAATTTTTTCCTGCTCTACTTAAATTAACTCTCTCTTCAGGAGTTCGGAAAGGTTTTTTTAAAAATCCTACATTATCTGTATTTCTATTAAAAAGACCAAAGCCAGCTTCATCAGAAAAAACATCTTTATTTAAATAACCTTTATTTAACAACTCTGTTTCTTTCATCTTATCTATACCTTTGTAGATGTTTTTACCTGCCATACCTAAAGCTTGTACAGGTTGTATAAGATTAGGTTTTTGTTCATTGACTTTATTTGGAACTGACCTAGGTATATTTCTTCTTCTTCCATAAAAAGTTACTGACATTAGTATTCTCTCCTTATTTTAAGAGTTTCATTCGCTTTAATATAATTGTCTAAAATCATTTTTCCTACAGTTATTTTAGTCATATTCAGCAAAATCACTTACTGCTGTTGGTAAAGCAGTTACTTTCATTATAAAATCACAAAATCTACCTGCACCTGTACCTCCCCAATTTAAATAAGCAGTAGTTGCACTTGTTTTTGCACCAAACCAATAATTGTAAGTATTTCCTGGGGTTAATCCTGTAACAGTCCAATAATGTTGTACTGTTTGGTCGTTTGTTTCATCGGGCATATTTTGCATGCATTCATAGGTTGCACCTATGGAATTATATGTAGCATTATCAGAAAGCCCTACATGTAAAAGTCTATTAGAGGTAGAAGCATTATGATATATTTGTACAAAAACTTCAACTGCTCCACTTGGAGGAGCTATAAATCTTACTGTCATATCTGAATCAGGCACCGCATAAGATGTTGTTAATGTATAACTAGAATGACCTGCGTCTTCACCAATCATTCTATAACCTAATATCATTCCTGCATAAGCACTGTTCGCTACACTATATTCAGTCCCATCTTTTTTCATCAAAAAAGAACCATCGGTATCTATAACTAATGCATCTGTAGCATCTATTGTAATATTATCCCCTGATTGTAAAAAAATATCACCACTTCCTTGTGATTCTAATATAACTTGATAACCTGTTGTTCCTGCAATTTTTAATTTTGTTGGTGTTCCTGTATCTATTGTACCAAAAGTAGTCCCTGCATTATCAATATTAATTTGGTCACCTGCTGCATCAAGAGTTAAATCTCCAGAAACATCGAATTTCATATTACCGTTTACTATATAATCATGTCCTTCTCCTATAGTGTCATCTACATAAATGCTGCCTCTTTGAATACGCATAGCATGTGCATTCGTTAAAGTCATGTTAGTTCCAGCTGCAGGTGGACCTGTAATAGTAAAAGTAGAAGCTCTTGTTGTTGTTACACTTGCATTGGTAGCTCTAAGGCTCAAAGCTTCTAGCATTACAGAATCATACCTTACACGAGTTCCTGACGCTGAAGTAACATTATCATCTAATTGAATAGCTTGGTCTAAATGTATATGAGAGCCTTCATTTACAGCAGGATTTACAACTCCAAATATATTAGTAAATTGTAATCGTGAAGCAGTTATATCTTCAAATTTACCAATAAAACCTTCACCTGCTGTTATAGTACTTACTGTAGATAATGCTCCAGCTTGAGTTAATGTCATTCTATTTATAGCACTCTTAGATGGAGTATCAGGAGATTTTCTATTACCCTCTTCGCTAGTATTGGTTCCATATCCCCACTTCATTTTAAACTGGTCTGATACATCCACACCTACAGTCCATGAAGTTACGTTAAATGTTTCTGGATGAAGCCTAGCATATGAATGAAATAAATCATAAGATGAACCAGCCGTTGTTGCTGGATTAAATAATCTTACATGCACATGTCCTGTGTTCTCAAATAAAATATCGGGTTCTCCTGAGTCTTCATCTGTTCCTGTAGTAGATGTTCTTGTCATTATCATACTATCAACGTCAGCTACTTTAGATTTATCTACAGAAAGAATTTGATTTGTTTTCTGGTCACCTTTACCAATGTTAAACTTACCATTATCGTAAGAAAGTTCTCCCGCTAGTTTAGAAGATTTTCTATTTACAGGTAAAAATACAGGTTCGTTTTTTTCAGAGCTTCTTGGTTTGTGTAATGAGAGTCTAGAAGAATACCACCTACTAAGCCATTTATAAAATATAAATATACCACTACCTTTAACCCATCTTATTTGCACATCTCCATCTTTACCTTCTCCATCTCCTGGAGCTCCATATCCTCTGGGTATATTTTTTTGTTTTAATGGTTTATTCTTCATCGAGTTTAGTTACGTTAGTATCTCTATATTCTCTAAATATAACAGAAATATCATTAATCCCAAACTCCCCTCTTGAATGGCCTGAAATTTTTAATTGAAAATGCCTAATATCTCGAATTGGATTAGTGAAGTTAATAACAGCCTCTCTAGTTCCTGCAGCATCGGTTAAATAAACGCTTGAAAAATTATGCATAGATATCCATTGACCTTCTGTCCCATCTCTAAAAGATAATTTTATATTATAATTAGGAGGAGTTTTTCCTGAAGCGGCTGCAGAAGTTGCTTGTGTAAGTGTGACAATTAAACCTAGAATAGTTTTCTTAGAATCAGCAGAACCTAAAGCTGTTAATTTAGTTATAATTAATAAATCTTGTGTTTTTTGAGGACTAGGGTTCCAAGTCTTAGCTATTATTTTGACTGACTCTGGCATTAGCTTGAACTCTCTTCATTGCCAACTTGATTGTTAATAGCATTTTCTTCACATAAGTATTCAAACTGACCACTATCTCCCCAATTTATAACATTAGTCATACTAGTAGTCTGATTTTTATTTGGCATAGGCATTACATGTCCATTAGAATCAAGATTGCTATATCTTAAATAAAATTTCTTTTTACCTTTTGACCATGCATCTGTCTTCACATCATAAACTAAAAAGTCTCCTTCTGTAGTCTGCCCTCTTGTATCACTAGATGCTGTTGGTAAATCATCATCTTTATTTAAATAAGTAGAATTTTTTATAATAATTATTTGTTGTGATTCTGGATGATAACCACAAATACTTGTATCTCCAGCATAGTAGTCCCAATCAGAATTAGACATTCTTTTTTGCTTTTCATCCCCATCTTCAGAGTTAAAAATATCTTTTACTTCACTCCCATCATACAACCACGCTCCATTAGCATTATACCAAAAAACACCATCACTAGTCCTGCATTTATGATTTCTATGTCTAATTCCTTTCCATCTGTGTTTTTCTTCTATATAAAAATCTGAATCAACACCAGTAGATATATTCATAAAATAAACCGTTCTTTGTTTAAATTGTATTACTATATCTCCTAAAGAATCTAAAGCGACAATTTCATCTCCATCATTCACATCAAAATCTAAAACATTATCAGGGTATGGAAAAGTATCTAGCTTATTAACAGGACTACATATCATACTATCATTTTTATATATATACTTATTACCGTCCCATATTCTTAAATTGCCTACAAACGTTCTTCTTCCAGCTTGAGTTACAGCTCTATACTGAACACTTATAGTGTTATTAGTGGGTGCAAATAAATTATTATCTTCATATCTACTACTTTTAGGCATCTCTAAAAATTCAATTGTACTTACACTTCCATTTAAAACAGTCAATGTATCAGTATCTAAAAAAGCATGAGGACTTATATCACTTGCACTTGACACTGGACCCCACCGATATACTCCTTCATTTCCATAATCATTATCTAAAGTTCTATATAGAGTAGGACTTATAAATCCTTCCTCAAAATGAAATGTAGCTAGTTCCCATAAATTTTCATATGCTTCTTCTGAATGAGTATAATATAATTTTATACCTACAACTCTAGGGTCGTCAAAACAACGCTTGTATGCTGTACTAGGTCTAAAAAGAACTTGTAACTTTAAAGTATTTCCTTCTTCAGGAGCTCCAAAATAATTATTAGCAGATACTAGATTTTGACTAAAAAAATGACCTGGTAATGATTCTTGATTATCGTGGTATAAGGCTGCAGCATATACTTTTATAGAACCACTCCAATCAAGTCCTCCTTCTCCTGCAGCAATTTCTTCTTCAGAATAAGTTCCTTTATACATGTAAAACTGCATAGAGCAAGATTCTTCTCCCCAGTTATCTACAGTATTTCCTGGATGAGTATAAGTGCTGTCATCATACTTTACTTTAGTATCATCATAATGAGGTGCTCCACTTGTACCTATTGAATTTACAGGCACACTAGTTGCATTAACTAATCCAGGTATTCCCTCACATGAATCTTCGTAATTAATACTCCATCTCCATTTTCTATCTGCTTTTGTTATAAAATGTCCAAACGTTTGTAGACTGCTCTGACCAGGATTTTGATTCGCCCAGACATATTCAGTTTGTGCAGCATTTAAAAATTGCTTTTGTAGGTCTAACCACCCTACCCACATATTAGGATTTTCTTCTACCATTCTTCTAGGTTCTTGCAAATTATATTCTACAGTATCATCTTCTATCTCCGCGTCTCTAATTACTTCTCTCAATCCTTTTAATAATATAAAATTAGATTCTGCTATCCTTAAAGAATTACCTTCATTCCAAAAAACAGGATTACTTAATCTAGGGTCATTGTGACCTCCAAGATATCCGAAATTTATTGTAATATCCTCATCAGTATGGTTTTCAGTAGTGAAAAATTTAAACCAAGGAAATACCTCATTATAATTAGTGTTACTCCCTGAATTACTACCACTTCCATTACTACTCACAGAAAAATCATCTAACCATGTATCAGATTGTTTGCTATATAACTTAAAACCTAATTGGTAGTATTTTAATAAATACGAGTCATTTATTGGATTATTTGTCATATGAATAAAAGCTAAATTCTCGTCTTCAGTATTTTGACCAGTTGTAAATTCTCTAAAAACAGGACTAGCTTGTGTATATACCCCAAACTCTCCTGCTTCACCTCCATAAGGAGATACGATAACTAAAAAGGCTGGTTCAAATTCATCATAATCCCATTCATATAAACCGTTATCTGGAGTAAATGGATTGTTGTCTCCTAAGTCTTCAAGGTATGTATTAAATGCTTCTCTGCTGTATGTAGCTAAAGCCCAGTCTACATCGCCTACAACGTCATGATTTTCTATGGCAAGTACAAGCGAATCTATAACATCCATATTTGTATCAAAATTAATTTCTTGCTCATCCATAATAACATAAGGTTGTCCCCAGTCAAAGTCATGGTTGTCAATAAATTGATATCCTTTCAATCCTGCCATCATTCTAACTGTTAAAGTATATGAAGATTGAGGGTTGCCTCTTATTACAACTAATTGCTGATGTTGTGCAGTTGATGCAGTTCCTGCTACAACGGAAGTATCTCCAGTTATAACAGCAGCTCCATTACCATTTTGGTCAGCATCAGCAACTAAATAATCATCAACTATCAAACCTACAGCTGAATTATTATCAGGACCTCCTGGGTCATTTCCAACAACTCCTATAGGACCTCTGACATGAGAAGAGGTTAGAGGATAGGGTTGAAAAGTTCCTCCTAGAAAATCAAACCCAATATTTCCACCTATATCTGAAGAGCTCCAACTACTAATAACTATATCATCCAAAGGTTCATATGTACTTGCGTTTTGGTAGTCAGTATAAGTTCTTCCTCCTGTTCTTTCGTTAACAAACTTAGCATTAAATTTATCTTTATAATTTAATTCTGATGTTCCTGCATATGCATTTATTTCATTACATAAAACCCCTAAAAATGACAACCGAGCCTTTTTGTAATTTTGGCCATGAGGAACACCCTCATCTCCTTCAGGAACTAAGTAAGGATTATATATTCGAGTATACCCTCTTGAAAAATTTACTGAAGGAGGATTTCCGCCTTCGTGATTAGTGTCTTCTTCATATCCTGCCCAATGGTAAAAACCTATCGTACCTTTATTGCTTCTAATACTATTAGTTCCTATAACATCACCGCTAGCATTATATCGAGCATCTAATGGAAGATTTGGGTCATTTAAATTAGTATTATATCCAGCCTCGCCATGTCCCCAGAAAGCCCATCCTGGTGAATACATAGGAGGACAGCCTTCCATACCATCGTTTGCACCCCATGGAGTAAATGGGTCAAATCCAGTAGGAGGCCATTTATTGCAAACTTGATGTATTACACCTGTTCCATAAGGAGGGTTTGGGGCAAAAGGAAATAATTCACTCCAGTCCCCTCCTACTGTAGCATCCTGAGATGAATAATGAAGTTTGTTATTAGCTGATGTTAAAGGGTCATTAGCTAAGCCAAGCCAATTTTGGTCAGTAATATAAGCAGCTGCAGCTCCATTAAATACAGAGATATAATTTGTTATAGGGACTCCACCCACTGTAAGTCTTACCCGATAATTAGTTGCATCTGTTGCATCTCCATGCCCTCCATTATTACCAGCCCATTGTGCGTTTGTAGTTCCCCATAAAAGAGTTTTTATACCGAAAGTAGCAGTACTTTGTGACCCACCTAAAAATTCATCATTCAGACTAAAGCTATGTGCCCAAGAAGCCCATGTCCCTCTAATAGAATAAGTTACATCAGAAGAATATCCATATAATCCATTTCCAGGCATTATACCAGATGCTAATTCTAATGTAACAGGACTGCTATCCATTCCTCTAAAGTTTACATCAGGCACTGGACCTCCTATAGGCCTTATTACTCCAATCTTAGAAACATCTACATCTACTAAGTCTGCAAATTCACTAGCTTTTATATCCTTAGGGTCGGTATATGAATTTAATCCTCCTTCAAATTTAGATAATCTCCATATCTTTCTTCCCATTTATTTTCCTTTTATTTTATCAACAATAGGCTTTAACACCATATCCCAAATTAAATCATCTTTTTTAGAAGGGCTTAATTTAATGCCTTTTTCTAAAACGTATAGTCCTAATAAGAACCATTCCCAGTTTGATGTAATAAATGATAACATATTATCTCCTTATTTTAATTAAATTCCAACTTTACTTTCAACTTTATTAACACGTCTTTTTAAATCTTTTAGCTCCAATTTACTAAAGATAGGAGGATGAGATTCTGCTTTTAATATAGCAATATCTTTCTCCATCTCCTCTATATATTTACCTTGTTTACCAATAGTCTTTAAAGCTTGTTTCATTTGCTTATCAAGTTCATTAGGCTTTTCAACATAATCCTGCATCTTCTTTAAATTATGTTTTTTAAGTATAGCATTTAAAACTGCATCAATAACTTTTTTTAAGATTAATCCTTGTAACATTACTTCTCCTTTTTGTTTCCATCTATTAATTGACCCCAAACATTTGCTTTTCCATCTATGATTTGAACAACATCTACAGTAAATCTACCTTCATCGTAAAAATCAACTATCGCAAAAGCATGAGCCCAGTTTATCTTTCTATGCCCAAGCCATTCATTAGCTTCTTCAGACATGTCTTTTAAACAACCTATTGACCATGCACCTTTAGGTCCATCAATATGAGTAGCAGTCATGTGTTGTAAATCATGCCAATGTCCATACATGATATTTCCACCTAACTTCCGTAGATGATTAGCTGTATGATACTGACCTCCATAATGATGTCCATGATAAAAATTCATTTTACCAAGCTTTAAATACTCACCCATAGGATAGTACTCGTAACCTCTTTCATCGAGTTTTAAAGCATTTTTTGTTCGATATTGAGGTATATAAGGATGCTCATCTACAGTTAAGTTAAGCCAATTTTCGTGATTTCCCTCACAAAAATATTTTTCTTTGCAATTAACTTTATCAAGAGCTTCATCTAATATATCCATACCTGCATTAACACTCTTGACATCTCTGTCAAAATTATCAACTAAATATTCTAACGGAGGTTTCTGCTTACCTCTCCACTTATGTTTTGAAAATTCATGCCATTCTCCAGTGTCTCCTAAATCAATATAAATATTAGGTTCTACTAATTTAATCGCTTTGCAAACTGCATTAATTGCTGGGATGTCTGCATAAGGAAAATGTTTATCTGGAGTAACTACTGCTCTTTTCTTTAACATTAATCTACCAATTCAAAATGAGGAAAATCATCAAACTTATTATCATCTACCTCAAAGTTCATATTCCAGTCTCCTCCCCAGCGAAGAGATATACCCATCCGACTAGCCACCCCAAGGACGAACCCAGCAAAAAGGTGGAAGCGTTCTCTATCTTCCCAGTCCACAGGGTAAGGCACAACATCAACAGCGCGAGAAGGCTCAGCATTATGCCTGCCTTTTGGGTAAGTAACTTTAGTCTTTCCCTCTTTGAATAATTTATTTTGTCTTTCTTCATCTCTATGACCTTCTAACACACTACAATCTACTACTTTTATCACTTCATTAAAAACTTCTTGAAGTCTATAATCACAAGTAAGTAATCGTAGTTTACTTTTTTTACCAAATTTAGCCATTTTGTTTCTCCTTTTTCTTAGGCTTCTTATCTTTTTTTAAAGCTTCAGCAAGTTCTAAAGCTCCATCAATTTTATTTAAAGTTTTTTCTCTTATAACTAAAGCATCTTCTAGTTCAGATACCTCTAATTTTATTTGCTTTCTTTGTGCAATTAAACTGCCAATTCTCTCATCTAAGTCCATTGTTTCTCCTATTTAATTAAGGTGTCTCTGAATCAAAATCGCTATCTATCATACCACTACCTAGTAATGGATTTGAAGTTGTTGATAAAGGATATATAGAAGGATTTTTTATCCATATAATTTCACCAGACGACATAACATTCAAAGCTATTCTATCATCATCTGCATGACTTGCTCTAAAAATACATCTAACCTTTTTATATTCAGTATTGCTTATAATTATACTACTATCTTCTTTGCCTTCATGGGCATATGTACTGCCTCCAGCATTATGTAATATTCTAACATAACTACTAACACCAGAATTACCTTTAATCATGCATTCAAAAACATAAAATCCTGATATTGTTAAATTTGAAGTTAAATTGTTAGCATTGTTTTTTAATTCTAAATAAGCACCATTACTATTGTCAACGTAAGTTATTTTAAGTGCATAATCATCATTCTCAATAGTATTGTTCCCATAAGCAGTCCATCCATAAGTACCAGAAGTAAGTCCATTAACATTACGTCTAACTAAATCAGTTTCTTTTTGAAACAACTTACCTGCAAATAAATTTGGGAACGCAGATGTTACTCCAGCGTTTGCTCCTGGAGGATGATATTGTCCATCTCCTAAAGTCCACCATACTGCATTTCCTGTTAAATCTCCTGCACCTATTTTTCTTAATGCTCTTTCAGGACGAAAAGGCTTAAGATTGTTTTTTGTAGCCTCTTTCGCAAATTCACTAGCTGCTGAATACAAGTTAAGATAGACAACCTCATTTATATGACCATCCCATAAATCATTAGTGCCATCTATTGTTCCAATATAAAAAGGACCAGAACCTGTATGTACTGAACTAGGATTACCTGCATGTTGAGTAACTGTCTTTTCTACACCATCTACCCAACAAGTTACTTCACTTGTTTCATCTCCTTTATATCCTACAGCAATATGATGCCAATTAGTATCAGATATTGTATACCCTAATGCATTATTTTTATCTGTTGTACCATCTCCAGTAACTGTAAGATTTAAAGTTCTATCAGTAGCAGCATAAAGAACAAACTCTTTGTTAGAGCCTGTGTTCTTAGCTACTAATGTTCTAGCATCTCCTAATGTACCAGAACCAACATCTGCTTTAAACCATAAAGATATAGTAAATATAGATTTACTTGAATCATCATGGTCAAATATAGCATTATCATTTGCTATAAAATATGCATCAGTAGCATCTAAATGTGGGGATTTTCTAATTTTATATTTTGAACTTTTAGAAGTCCTATTGAAAGATAAACCTTTTGATAATGACATAGTTTATCCTAAATAACAAATACATGAACCATTAGTATTAACAGATACGCTTGTCCATCTTCCGAATATAGTTAATCCTTCTGGAAATATATCAGTATTAGCTAAAGTATCTCCACCTGATTCATAACCTGTTCCGCCTACGCTTATATATCTAGCTGAATCTTGAGCCGTAAGCACATCAAAGTCAGTATCTGCTAACATTGTTATTGCGACAACCACTCCATCAGTGGGAGTAAATGTAGTTGCATCTGTATCTAAAAATACAGAACCTGCTTGTCCCATTGCTGAGTTTTGTGATTCTTGAACTGTGTAGTTGTGTAAGCCACCTCTATTGCCTGCCATTTTATTCTCCTTTCGAGTTATACTTTAAGGTCTTAGCTTGACCGTGAACGTATTATTTATCTCATTGCATGTGAACCAGGGCTAACTAGCCTTAATCCACTAATTCTTGAACTTTCGTATTTCTCCACCATTTTTTTAAATTCTCTCATAAAAAACTCTCTAGCTTTAACATCTGCTTTATCTTCAGCTATTTTTCCTTTAACGTAATATACTAAGGCTTTTTGAAGATATAAAGGTAAATCTAAATCAAAATCTTCATCTTCTAATACCGATACATCATAATACATAGATACTGCCTCTTCAAAAGCAGTAGCAGAAGCAAGACCTGAATAAGGAGTATCAGTTGTAATGTGTGTTGTATCTACACTAGTTAATTTATGAAGTCCATTAAATCTACCAGCATTTTCCAATACTATATGAGTTACAGCACTTAAGTTAGTTACGTTAGTACCATTAGTAAAATTTGCACTACCAACGTTAGTTGAAAATCTTAATTTACCATCACCATTACTTTGGTAATGAGTAAGGTCATTAGTGTCTACAAGAGAAGTATCAAGTATTCTATAATTAGGTGAATACACATATTTAACCTCTAAACCATCCGCCACAGAAGTTTTAGGAGAATTCCATTCAGCTCTTGAAGCTCCTGGTCCGTATTCTTTACTTGTAACATCATTATCAAAACTAACATCTTTTTCTACTATAGCTAATTCATTACCTTCTAAATAGTATGCATATTGTTTACTTGAAGCCATTATGTATTATCTCCATCCTTTATAACTGGTTTATGAATCATTCTAGGTATACTTCTATATTCATCTTTAGAGTTTAAATGATTTTTAATTCTTATATCAATCATTTTAATCACTTCATTAGGGAGTTTGTAAAACCTTTTATCTTCGGTTATATCAAGTCTTTCTAATCTAGTATGAACTTCAGTAAGCATTTGTATTTCCTCTAAACCGTCTTTTATATAAGCTACCGCTCTACCAGTTTGGTTTATTCCAATTCTTTCCATTAGTTCTTTAACTTTCATTTAAACTCCTAAGGTTTTTTTGGTTTTGATGGTGGCGGAGTTGGAACTACAGGTCTACCCTTGCCAGGCTTTACAGCAGTTTTTTTACCTGTCCATCTACCCTTTGAACCTAATTTTTTAGCAGTTGTTGCCAATGCTTTGCTAGATGCACGACCTCTTCCTCTGCTTTTAGATTTTTTTCTTTTAAATAAGCTTATTCTTTTACCTGCCATTTTATCTCCTTGTTATTAATTAACCTTTATATACTAGAACATCACATCCAGAATCTACACTGTATATATATATTTTTTTAAATGCTCCCCATAAAATATCTCCTTGAAACATAGTAACTCTATCAGATGAAGATACGCTATCTCCTTGATGAGCATCCCAATAAACTACAGCTTTATCAGTAAAAGAGGTAGAATTTCCTAGTACTTTTATAGCAGTAAAATAACCATCTCCTGTATTTACGCTACCCCCAGTATTACCAGTATTAAAATGCACTACGCCTAATTGACCTAATGCAGCATTACCAGATTCATCTCCAGTATATTGTCTTAGTCCGCCATGATTACTTGCCATTTATTTCTCCTTAAACATCATCTATGATTGCTGCTACTTCTAATAAAACTTTTGTATCTGCGTCTCCATTTGACGAAGGACCACTTGAACCTATATTGGCAACTCTAACAGATAAATCATCACATACACAATTAGGTAATTTTATTGCAATAGTATCGTTAGGTTCTAAGTAAATAAACAATTCCCCTTTAGTGCTAGCTGCATTCCATTCAGGGTCATCATTTGTAAAATTAAATAAAACTGCATAAGTACTAGTCTTTATAAGTTCAGCTGTATCTGTAAAGCCAGTATGTCTCAACATAATAAACTTAACTTTATCAGCAGACGAATCTAAATCGGCTGTCTCTGTAGGTCCTATAAAATTCTCGCCATCTGCAAACAAACCTTGACCATTTGCTCCTGTAACTAATGTTTTTTTATATAACCATTTCTCAGTATTGTCAGGAGATTTATATCTAATCTCTCCTCTAAAAGCTTTTCTCAACTCATCAGGTAAAGCATTAATTCTTATATTTCCTTCTGCTAATGAATTAGGCATTATTCATCTCCTCCTCTTTGTTTTCTTTGTCTAGGTTTTTCTTCAGAGTCAAGAGCTGTTTGTCTTCTTTTTGGTTTTTGGCCTCCCAGAGAACTAATAGCTTCATTATATTGATTCATGAAAACAGTATATTGACTAAAATACCATTTATATTTAGATATTTTTTCTTGCATTTCTGCCTGAAATTCTTGTGTATCATATTGATATTTAAATATTTCATTTCTATACTCACCTGCTTGTATTTGAGCATTTCTATCACCATCTTTTATAACTTTATCTAAAGATGATTTAAATACTTCTAATTCTTTTTCAAATTGTTTATTCTCAATTTCAACTTTTTTCTCATATTCTTCTCTTTCTTTTTCTTGTAAAGAGACAAACTTATCTGCTAAATCAAAATCTTCTCTATCTATAGCAACCTTAATATCTGTAAAATTAAAACTAGGGTCTGACATATTATAGCTTGGTAATGTAGGTATATCTATATCTGGATAATCAAAATCAGGAGCAGCTGGAGCTGTTGGTTTAGTCGGTAAATTATTTTGTATATCTCCTGCTGCAGAATGACAAGTCATAGCAGCTGCATATAAAGCTATTAAATGTTCGTATTCAATTGGGAAATTATCAATAGCTCCTGTGTTATAATTATTACTAGGTTCAATTCCAGTATCATAATGTATTTGACTTACATTTACATCATTATTACTACCAGCAGCTGCAGGTCTAACATGAATTTTTCCATCTAAAACATAATAACCAGGATTAAATTTACTTCTATAATGCAAGCTAGATACATCAGTAGCTTCATACCTTAGCTCAGCAGGCATAGGTGTACAAGGCCTTACTATAGTTGCACTATCGTGATGTCTCGTAACAGACAAAACCCTTCCTGTTACTGTAATACCATTATCATTTGTTGCTTGACTTTGTTTTGCAAACTTAAATGCTTCTGAAGGATTTACTCTTATTATTTTATTAACACAATCTTTAATAGCATCACGTAAATATCCTTGTAATTCAGTTTCTGTAGGAACAGTACCACTAGACTGAATATCTATTTTAGTTAAACCTTCTATATGTTGTTCAAATGTAGCCATTATACTGTCGCTACAAAAACTTCTAATCTTACTGATTGCATATTCGATATAGCATTTATACTCTTAATAAATACTTTATTAGCCACTACTCCATCAGCTCCACTTGAAAAATCAGCTGAAGTAAAATTAGCTAAGTTTTCTGTAGTAGTTGTGTTTCCATTTGCACCAGGGACTAACTGTGTAAGTGTTATAGATTGATTTCCACCAGCCGCTCCAGGAACAGTACTTACAGTAATCTTACCATTATGTCCATTAGCATGTTCAATAGCTGCTTTCAATTGAACAAGAAAACCATTTTGAGTTAGACTCGTTAAATTTCCTGATACTGCAACTCCTACTAAGGGTTCAGTTGTAGCTCCTGTTACAGCATCTAAAGTTCCAGAACCTATATCAGTACTTCCAGATAATACTGTTCCTGTAGCTGGACCACCAGCGTTTGTATCACACAAAACATAATTTTTACTTGTCCCATCAGTAGAGATAAGATTTAAATATTGACCATTAGTCATACCATGAGCACCAGTTCCATCTGTTACAGTTTGAGCTGCACCAGTACTTGCTGCTGCTCCAGGGGCAACTGTTACAGCACCACCATCAGCTTCAAGAACTGTTGAACCATGGTCCCATAAAACTAAAGATTGACCTGGTTTAAGATTATAACCAACCTCATCATCAGCACTGTTTTGTATAACTAAGTCTGCTGCATAAGTTTGGTCTAAATTTGTTATTCTTACATATTTTACATTATCTCTATCAAATTGAGAACCAGCAACTGTTGAGGTGTCTGTAGTGTATAATACTGTTTCTGAATTTGGAACTAATATTGTAGTTTTAAAATAATTAGCAATGTTGGATATTGTTTTTGAAACTTGTCCACCTACTTGTTTTCCACCAATCATTAAATTTTCACTTATACTAACTCTTAAATCTGCCATTAAATACTCCTTAAATTAGAGCCTACCCCCCTTTTGGAGAAACAACCAAAGGCGAGCAGGCTCATTTTTATTTTTATTTGCCTACTACGATTGAACTATGTCTATATATACAACATGGTCTGAATCACCAGTACCACCATCAGCAGCAACAACTAAGTCATTATCACCAACAGCAAATGCATCGTTTGCATCATCAATAGTTCCAGCTCTAGCAATAGCATGATTACTCGAACCAGCTATTGCATCTGTTATAGCAGTGCCAGCTGTATTTTCTATAGTAATCGTTCTACTGCCTTGATGGGCATTTGTCCATACCATAGCATCTGCAACTCTAAAAGCAACAGGTGTATTGATAGTTACATTCTCTGTATCATCAATATTTGCAATAGTTACTTCAAGTCTAATTAAATCTCCACCGAGATAATTAGCCTTACATGAAGCAGTAACTCCTGCAGATGCAGAACATGTCCATGTTTCAGAACTGTCAGTTATATCTTCGTCCATTGAACCTATAACTTTCCAAGCTCCAGCAGAAGTGCTAGTAAAATACCATTTAAACATCATAGTACCACCAGCAGCTATAGTTGATAAAGTAGAACCATTGCTATCTTTGATAATCAAATTAGTACCAACAGTACCACCTGATTCTTGAATAACAACAGATTGTCCACTTTTAACACCATCTGCAAGACCTAACCAGTTAGATGCATGACCACCTGCAGATATAAACCCAAAAGGATGTACAAATGCAGTTGTGCTTGTACCATTAACAGTTACAGCAACTTTACCGTCTGAAGTTGGAGTAAGTGCTTGGTATATAGCATCATCAGGATGTATAGCAGGCTTATCTACATGGTCTAAAATAGACCCTTGATTAATCGCCATAATCTACCTCCTTATATTGCCGCTAAATCAGATGACCAAACTAGAAGTCTAGCTTTACCTGATGTAGCTGATTTAGTAATAACTTTAGCCTGTATTACGTTAGCAGCACTAAAATATTTAGAACATTGCTTTGAAGTATCATCATTGCCTTGAAAGATAACGTTATCAACAGTACCTAAGAAACCAGCATTGTGGTCTACATCACTTAAGAAAAAGTCATCATCGCCATCATAACCAACATTAATGTCAGTATCACCAGCAGTACCGCCTGCGCCAACAGTCGTTACAAGAATTGCAACTCTTTCAACTAATGTTCCAGCAGGTATGCTTATAGCACTATCATTAAGCACTTGACCACTTTCAACAGCTGCATCGTCATCACCAAAGCCAAATTCAGGGCCTACAGTTAGTCTAGGTGTATCTGATAATTTACTATCGAATTTATTTTGTCCATACATTGGATTTGCCATAATCAACCTCCTTATAACCAGATAGCATGAGATTCAGGCATTGACCATTCCATCCCAGCTTCTGTTAAGATTAAATCTACTCTTCTGTCGACCCCAGAGTTTTCAAGTGTTTGCACACCAACGTAGACTGAAGTGTCCCTATTTAAACCATTACCAACTAATGGTCTATAAGCACAATTCTTCATATTTATACCTAGCAATTTAATCTGAGTACCATCTAAGTGGATATTTCTAGCAACATTCATATCACCATAAGGTGTGCTGAATGAAGTAATATCTACACCTAAGATTTTTTTCTTACCAGTCATAGCAAAATCTGCTCTAAACTGAGAAGATACTTCTAGATTATTTTTGAAATAACCACCTAGTTTATGCATCCAATTATAAGTAGCTGTATCGCAAAAATAAATTGTTGCATTACTGCCATTATATCTTGGGTCTAAGTAGTTTGACATATCATCTAGGAAATCATCAGCTGTTTTAGTAGCTGTATTTAAACTAAATTGATTACCATAGTTTAAGATATAATCAGCTGCACCTTGTGTTGTATAATGGTCATTGCTTTGAGAGCCAAATATTAAAGATGCTTCAATATCCCATTTATGTTCAATTAGCTTTTCTTTCCAAACTCTTGCCCATTCATTGCCTTCATACTTAAGTGAAGTTGCACGAGCAGTATTTGTCATTGCCATTGAAGTTTTCCAGATTTGAGTCCTACCATAGTTTGTACTATATGGTTGGTCTTTCCAAGTTTCTGGATATCCACTTCCTTCATCATGAGCAGAACCTACAACATAACATCTATCTTGTTCCAAAGTTTCAGCTATTGATGAGCTAGAGATATCTACACCTTGGTCAAAATCAGCAGGTGCTGTTAAGTATTGAGAATTAGCTGCTGTTTCAGGAATCTTAACCACTGTTCCATCTATTTGAACCATATCTGGGTTATTTGTTGTTGTTACTGTTGCATCATTACCTGATGTACCAGCCGTAGCAACATATGAAGCTCCTACTGAATGTTCAGTTACAGTATCTACTTTTACAAGCATATAGCCTGCAACAGTACCACCAGCTGAAGCAGCACAAGGAACTTTTATTATTTGATTAGGCAGGAAAAATTTAGGCATTGTGCCTGATTGACCTGGTAGTATAAGAGTACCCGATTGTCCATAAATATTCTGTAAATTACCAGAATTTTTATAGTCAGCTACAAAACGTAAACTGATTGGGTTATCTACTTCTTTTTGACCGCCTAGATTACTTGTTGTTACCCATGCGCCTGCATTATTTTTTGCAGCTGCAACATAGGCATATCTTTTATGGTATGAACCTCTTTTTTCAGTAAATTTAAACTGAGGGTCATCCGTTGGTTTTTTACTTACTTTATTAACGAAACGAAAGAAAGGGTCTTGAGCTATTGCTAACTCAGAAACTCTGTCGCCAAAATTGTACTTACGCCTTAAATCACCAGTATCTAAACCAGTACCAGGACCAGGACCATTCCCAGCAACATCGTTTGTACCCAATTTCGAGAGGTCAACATAGTCGCCATTAAAACTTGACATATTTTAACTCCTTATTTTAGGTTAAGTTAGATTAACCCTAGTAGGGATTAACCTAACAATTCATCGATATTTCCATCTGAGTTTAGTAGTGCATCAAATACATTGTCATTTTGATTATTAGCTTGACCTGCATTATTAGAACTACTGACGCTAGCTGGTATATCTCTAACATTCTTCATCTGGTTCAACATATCATTTTTAGTAGCATTAGCAACATTCTGACTAACCTTGCCTTGATTCATTAGACTATACATATCATCAAATGTTATGCCTTGCCTTTTAAATCTTTCTTGAGCTTCAGTAGCAAAACTTCTAAACTCATTTTCAGTCATACCATGCCTCTGCATAAAATCAGCTGCATGTTGTTTAATACTATTGCTGTATTGAGCTTGATGTGCTGCCTGTTCTTGCTGTCCAATAATTTGTTGAGCTTTTTGATTTACGATATTAGATACCATAGAATCAAAAACTTTCCTAGAATCTGATTGAGGGTTAGTTACCATTTCATCAGGGTCAAATTCAAAATCCTCATCAAGCTTTAATTGCTCTTTTACAGATTTTTCTACTTTACCGCCTTGCTCGAAATAGTCTCTAACGTGAGTTACCAAACCATCATCTTTTTTCATCGCTTCTAGCACTGGAACGAAAGGTTTCAACTGGTTAAGTTGGGCTCTCAAATTTTGTGCTTCACGACTGGAATCACTATATCTTTTTTTCAGATTGTCTAACTCAGAATGTTCTGAACTTTGTGATACCGCTGGAGCTTCCTGTGTTTGCGAAGGGCTCTGATTAACAGAGGTTTCTTCATTATTACTGGAATCTTCCTGCTCTTGGACAAGACCATTTACGGAATTATCTAGAGCTGAAAAGAAATCATCACCATCGGAGCCAAGATTTGGGTTACCTTGTGTGCTTTCTTCTGTATTCATAGTTTTTTCTCCTTATTTATGAATGTAATATATCTTAAAAAAATTATTTCTCCTAATCTTTATTTTCATTATTTCGTTCTTGCTGTCTTTTTTCTTCTTCTTTTCTGTAGTGTTTCATTTGAGCTATGCTTTCAAGTTCATCTTTATATACAGATGCTTTAGAGTCTTGAACCTTTTTACTAACTTCAACACTTCCTTGCATAACTTTATTTTTAATACCAGCTTGAACTAACTGTCTTGTTAATGTTTCTATAGTTCCTGCTTTCTCTTTAATCTCTTCTTCTTTATTTTTAATCTCACCTTGAAGTTTAGAGTATAAACTCTTTCTCTTAACTATAGATTCTTTGTTTTTAATATCTGTTTCAGCAAGAACTGCTATATCATCTACAACACCTAATCCCATTAATTCTTTTAATTCAGATAAATAAGCCCATCTATTAATAGGTAATGTAGAACCTGCAACTACTTTAACATCAAATTTAGCTGCAGCATAATCTTTAAATTTGCCAATTGCTTCTCCTAAGTCATTATATATTGGAACATTTATTTCAACTTGCTTGTCTCCTGAAATTCCAGAAGGTTGCACAATTCTAAATGCTTTATGAGCTGTATATATTGCCTGAGAATAATCTTTAACTACTTGTCCCAATTGTTTTAATGCAGGTTCAATACAATGCTTCATCCAATACTTAACTCTTCTTGTACCGTACTCATCCATAGCTAACATACCTTTATATGGCATATCTTGAGTAGCTCCAGTATCTCCCATTTGAGATGAGAATATACCAGCTAAATATTCCATATCCTGCTTCCCAGTTTGAGTCAAACTAAAGAAAGCATTATTTAACTGAAATGGTTGGACAGGAGTAGGAGGATTATATCCTTGTCTCATAGGAAGCAAAGCTCCTGGAGCAGATGAATATTTCTCCCAATAATCTGTATCGACACTACCTTCTTCATACATCCATCTTAAGCTAGAACCTAAAGATGCATTATGAATCATAAGCTGATGAGCTTTATTCATTTCCCTTTGCTTACCTATTAAAGGTGATACCGCACTCATAGGAAATGGAGTACCTGTCCATTTGTAATGAAAAGGAATTAAAGGATATTCTTCAAGCGGTAAGTACTTGGTATACAATGTTTTATCACCTACCACACAGCATAATTTAACTTGATTTTTATGAAAATGAATTGCATCTACTATTCTAGTCCTAAACTTTTCATCTTTAACAAGTATTTCATATTCTTTTTTAGTTACTACATCATTAGCTACTCTAGAAGCTTCTTGTTGTAATTGATGAAGTAATTCCATTTCATAAGATTTTAATTGATTTTGAATTAACTCTTGTTCTTTTTGAAGTTCTAAATCCATTCTATCTTTTAACATCTTACCTTCTTGAACTGCATTCTGCATTTTCATTGCTTTTTCTTTTAACTCTACCTGAAACTCAGCTGACTTTTTGTCTATTTCTACTTTAGCTTGTTGATGTATAGTCTGCAATTTTTCTTTATCAGGAGGTATTCTATGAAAAACATTTACATAAGGCATTTTTTCTTTTTCATACATTTCAAAAAATTCTATAAGCTCTTCCATTTCTCCATCAGCAGTAATCCCAAAAGATGTTTGCTCATTATGATCATTATGCATAAATAATTTTTGATCATCATCTCCTAAAGGTCTTTCTGTGTATGTGTTATTATTATCTTCAGAAGAAGCATTAGC